GCTCATCGCCGACGGTCTTCAGGCTTTTGATGTTGCCGGCGACCTGGCGCATGTTGTGGTGGTTGAGCAGCTTGATGCCGCTCGGACCGTTGAGACCGTTGCGCTTGATCGACTTGTCGAATGCGCCGGCCAGCACCTTATGGCCCATCAGGTCGGTCGCCGGGGTCGAGGCGACGCCCTTGATGTAGCCGTCGTCGAGCACATCAGCCGACGTCAGCGCGAAATCGAGATCACATTCAACGCGGTCACCGGGCTGCCAGTGCTTGGTCATAGCAAATCTCTCCTCACTGCACGGTTCTCAGTTGTGGCGCCAATTGCTTGGTCGGCTTGGCCTCCGGCGCCGCATCGGGCTCCTTGGGCGCGTCGACCGGCTCGCCATCGGTCGACACCGCGGTGCCGCTTGACAGCATCACCTGCGGAATATCGGCATTCGGTTCGAAGCCAAGAATCTCGCGCTTCTCGTCCGAGGTCAGGAAGTTGACGCGCGACAGCGTCTCGCCGAGCTTGGCGCGGTCTTCCCACATCGCCGGGATGCGATCGAAATCGAAATTGACACGGCAGCCGGGCGGACAGATCGCGGCGGTCATGCCGGAGGCGATCGGCACCAGGTACGATGGCGCGACGGTGTCCTGCCAGAACGAGCGACGGCTTTCCTGATAATTGCTGGCGTATTTGGCGCTGTCTGCAGACCCCAATCCCAACAAGGCAATTGGTACGCCAAATACGCCAGCAATCTGCCGGGTCATGTCGTCAAGCGGCAGCTTGGAATGAATGTCGGCGAGGTTGTTGTCGAGTTTGTTGATGACGATCGCGGTATTGTAGAGAAACAGCACGGTGCCGGAATAGTCGTCGCCGGGTCCGCCTTCTTCGAGATGCTTGGCCAGCGCTTCCTTCTGCTGCTTGGTCAGCGTCTTCTCGGCGGTGATCACATACTTCACATTCGGGTGCCCGGACGCGGTATCGAGCGCGCGCTGCATCAGCGCATCGACGATCGCGATCGGCTTGGCCAGGCTCTCGATCGCCGCCGGCGCCTTGTTGTATTCGACCAGGCCAGAGAGGCTCGGCAGCGAGATCTCGGCGGCGTAGGATTCGTTGCGGCCCCGCTTCTCGGCGGCGCGGCGCGACGGATAGGTCACCTTGTCGACACCGGAGCCGTATTCATAGGCATCGACGGTGCCGCGGTTGTTGAGAATACCCTTGGTATGCTTGGCAGCGAGCGGATAGATGCCGTTCGGCGTACCGGATGAGCTGACGCCGACTTTGAAGTGAGCGCGGCCGTACAACATCATGTTGAGCGCGATCCAGTATTCAAGCTGCTGGCTGGTCATGTTGTCGTTCGGCGAGCGCAGGACGCTGTTGATTTCCTTGATTGGGGTGGCACCAGCCTGCTCGGTCTTGTTCTCCAGGGTCGGATCAGCCTCGCAGAACCACGGCACCGCCTGCACGCTCGACGCCACGAAATTGGTGATGCGATAGAGCTGCGGATTCTTGCGCTGCGCGACGTCGGCGGTGGCAACCGCCTGCTGGCTGAGAAAGCGAACCGGCGTGCCGGAGACGATGGTAATCGGCGAGATCGGTTCATCAGTGGCCAAACGGTCCGGCCGTTTCTTGAACATCATGCGATCGAGAAAGCTCATGTCAGCTCGCCAGTTCAACTTGATTCAGGCCGTGCCGCTCGCGGTGATGATCGGGGCATAGCAATTCGAGATCGAGATCGTTTTCCCGACCGATACTGCGGTAATGGCGATGGTGAACTTGCAATCCGAGTCGAGCCTGGCAGCGCGGTCCGCGACCATCGCGGCGGAATTCGCACTGATGTTTTGCTGTCGCCAGCTTGCGTAACCGGGTAGCGCGCCAGTGCGGCGTGCGCAGATAGGCCTGGTAATTCATCAGTTCCAGACCCCGAGAATAACGATCACGATCACGACGGCCGCGAGCAACAGGATCCAGGGCATGTCACGGCGCTCGCGCCAGTTCATCAGACCTGCCGCCGCATGGCCGGCGCCTGGGCGCGGCGCATCGATAGCGACGCCGATGGCACCACGCGGGTGGTGGGCGCATGATTGACCGAAGCGTGGCTGGTAGCTGGTCGCTGTTGCGTGACCGGCGCGTGGCTGCCGGGCTGGCGCTGCATACTGACCGTCGGTCGCGCGCGGAATTTTCCGCCGCCACATCCACATCCCATAGGAAACTCCCTCTGCTACCATTTGCGAAACAGCTGAAACACGCCGCCATACGGATCGCTGCCGGGCTCATCGCCTTCGAGCGAAAAGTCCTCCAGCGCGTAGCGCGTCGAATCCCATCCGTGGTTGTTGGCGTCGACCGGCACCGACAGGCATTGCCCGGTACGGCGATCGGTCATCCAGCTGTAGAGCCGCGCTTCCTCGCGCATCTGCTCACAGCTCGGATCGATGATGATCGAATAGCCCTGCAGAAAATTGATGCCGGCCTTGACCGAACCTGGCCCCTTCTGCGCGGCGTGAACGTTGAGACCCCTGCGAGACAGAAATTCGATGGTGCCGGGCTGCGAGCTATCGCACTTGATCAGATCGCGATCGGACTCCACGACCGACCTGGCGAGCATCGGCAGATCATCCATCGCGACCCGGCCCCAGGCCTCACGGGCGATGTAGATCTGCTTGCGGTCCTCGTTGATAAAAACCTTGACGATGAAGCTCGGATCCGAACCGAAACCGAAGTCCATGCCGTAGCGCGCCGGCATGGTGTCGGGATTGACCTCGATCTTGCCGGTAGTGACGTTGGTGAAGACCTTGCTCTCATGCTTGAGATCGTATTCGCCGAGCCAGACGTGCTTGAAACGATCGGGATTGCCGACCTTGAGCACTTCCATCTCGTTGACCATTTCGGTGTCGCGAAAGAACGGATTGTCGCGGTAGTCGACGAAGGTGACGATCGAACGCGGCGGCGGACCCTGCTTGCCGCGGAAGTAGAGATCGACCGGGTCATCCGGCAGCTCCGGATTCCAGGTCCAGATGATTTCCGAGCCGGCCTTGCGCACGGTTGGCAGCAGGATCTCCATCGACTTGGCATTGATGGTCCTGGCTTCCTCGACCCAGACGATGTCAGCGCCCTCCAGCGAGCGGATGCTTTCGATATTCCTTTCCAGACCCATGAACAGGAAGTCGGATTTGGTCAGTGTGTGCTCGATCGAGCGTTCGGAGAACGCGAACTGATCAGCCAGATGCAGATCGCGGGCGCGCTTCTCAATCAGCTCCTTGGACGAATCCCGGATCGAATTCTGAAACTGCCGGCAGCAGACGATCCTTTTCCGCGCCTGCAGCGCCTGGACGATCAGGTAGGTCGCCACCGACCAGGACTTGCCGCTGCCACGTCCGCCGAGCAGCGCCTTGTGCCGGGCCGGCGCGAACAGCGTCTTCTGAAACTTCTCGCCGAACGCGACACTGAGCTGCCGCTTCGGAACGTCGGCTTCCGGATCCGGTGGCGGCGCTACGAATTTCGGCGGCGGCGGTGTCAGCCGCTCGACATCTGGATCCACCTTGCCGGGCGTGCGGGTGTACGTCGTGCTACTCCTCATTGGCTCAACGTCCAGACGATTGTGAGCGCCAGCACGACGCCGAGAATCCCGCCCAGCACGACGCCGATGACAAGCCCGCGAAACAGCAGGCAGCACGGGCAATCGGTGAACAGCTGTTGTGTGAGGCGGCTGGTCCAGTGCTCCTCGGTCTGACACCAGCGCGGCGTGACGGTCCGGGAGGCGCGCTCCAGGAAATTCGACAGCGGATTATCCGCCCACTCCACCGGACTGTCGGGGTGCGGGTCGTCGGTAAATTCCATCAAAGTTCCCATTAATACGGGTTGCGTACATGCACACAGTGTGTATAATGCGCGTTTGACCACCTACCCATTACGGAGAGAGTACCAACCGATGCGAACCTTCCTGATCCTGACGACGCTACTGGCATTCGCGGCTCCCGCACTCGCCGGCTCTACCAGCTGCACGACCCGCAAATCCGGCAGCGTCACCATCACGTCCTGCTCCGGCTACAAGCAGCCCTCGACCACCTGCCGGTCCTACATGAGCGGCAGCGTCCGCAAGACGACGTGCTCGTCGTGAGGCGCTTGATCCTCGCCACCACGGCGGCCGTCGCACTGACGCTGCTGGCAACTTCGGCGGCGTCGGCTACGGCCGACGACATCCGGGTGATCGATGGCGACACCATCGAGATCAACGGCATGCCGATCCGGATCCTATCGATCGACACGCCGGAAACCTGGAAGCCGCGCTGCGCTAACGAGTATCGGCTCGGTCTCCGGGCCAAGGCGCGGATGCAGCAATTGGTCGACAGCGGCGACGTCACCTACAAGGTCGCAGGCTTCGATCGGTTCGGCCGGATCCTGGCCGACGTGTTCGCCGGCAAACTCGATGTCGGCGAGACTCTGCTGAACGAAGGCTATGCCCTGCCCTACGTCGCTGGCCCGGTTGCTAAGGCGCAACGCTTGAATGTCTGGTGCCCAAAGGAGCTGCCATGAAACTGCTAAACGGTCGAACCTCCGTCCCTGCGATGCCGGCGCAACGACCGATCCCGGTCGAGGACGCCGCCGAGCACCTGCCCTACATCGTGCGGCGTGACAGCAAGCTGGCTGCAGCATTCGCGCGCAAGGAGCTGGCGATCGAATGGGCGGAGCTGCGTTCCTACAATGACGAGTCCGACTTCACCGTCCACACCGCCACTGCGGTGATCGCCGTCTACCGTAACGGCAACGATGTGAGGCGCTGACGATGGCCAGTGGATTTCCACCCATGCCGCCGCATACACCGCCACCGCGTCGGCCGCGCCAGCAACGCCAGCGGGTGTTTGTCCAGCATCCGCCGGTCATCAATCACCCGCCGGGGGCCTGGCACCACCACGTCCCCTATCCATACCGCTTCAAGATCGACGGCGGCTGGCTGTTCATTCTCGCGCTGGCGGTCGGCGGCGTGGTGTGGAAGCCGCTGCTGTTGCTGGC